TTCATGTACGAAGCCGCGACGTTTGCGCTCTCGGGAACCGCACTCTCGTCGAATGCATCTTTCAACCCAGCTTCATACATTTCATGGAAATCCTCCGTAAGTTCATCGATGTATGCCTTGTTCAGCAACACCAACAACCCCTCTTTATCTGTAAAATCCATGATTGTGCTAAAAATCGTAAAAGCCATGTCTGCGACGAAATAAAGCGCCCCCGCCGCACAGCCTACGGGACCGGCGGCACACCCAGAACTAGCTCTCGCCCCCGCGGTGGCTACACGCACGCCGACTTTCGCAGCCGCTTTCGTTCCCGCTTTCGCCCCCGCTTTTTGCAAACCTTTGGACATGAGTTTGCGCATGCGGTCCATCATGAGTTTTCGGAGATGTGCAAAGTTCGCTTTGGATAGGCGTGTTGCCATCTGCTTACTCATCTTCGCCTCGAGTCCCCGTGCGAGTTGTTTGCCACCGACCTTCCACAACGTTCCAAAGGCGACACTCTCGAGAACACCGGTCACGGCCGAAGTCACCACGATGTCCTGAACAATCTCTGCTGCGGTGTTGTCCACCCCTAAAATATTTGTGTCGATATATTGGTCACTTGTATCTAATTCAGCCGACATCTTATGATAAACAAAGAAAAATTATTTCGTTTGTGAATAATAAGACATGTTGCCTGTCGTCAACTACGAACGTATGGAGCGTCTCGCTCCAGAACACGACGGGGGGATTCGTTTTGATTTGAATACGATTTCTATTTTTATTATAATCATAGCTGTTCTCTTGTTATACAAAAGATATGTGGACATCAATCGTAGTCATCAACGATGGCATACTTGATGCACTCCTCGGGTGTGAGGTAGATGTCCCGCTTCAACAACTTTTTCAACTTCTTTTCCGGAATTTTAGTCATAGACGTGTAGGTGTTACGAATCATGTCCATGAATTTGGAACACGTTCGCATTTCATCCTTCATTTCTTCAAACTTCCCCCAAAATGAACCCGTTGATAGTTGGTGAATGAGCACGTGGGCGTTCCGTCCCACCCGCCTTTCTTTACCACCTAGAAGCATAAACGTCGCCGCAGAGCAACACGCGCCTTGGGCGACGGTGATGGTGTGCACACGACTCTTTTGAATCGCATTCATCGCAGAAAACCCAGAAAATAAGTCACCGCCATCACTCATGATGTTGATGCGAATGCTCGGGACGTATCCTATGAGGTCGCTCGTCATTTTCAAAAGCCACGATTCCAACTTACGAAACTTTTCCGTGAACTCCAAGATGTTTTCGGGAGTGATGTCTCCGTAATAAAAAAGTTCGTTACCGACGACTTTGGTGACTTCGAGCGCTTCATCTTCTTCAGTATCCCCGTTCAAGTATAACATTCTTCAGCTTTTTCTTAATTGTATTGACGTCTCTTGGTTTTAATTTATTTACGAGACACAGGTGATTCATAGTGTCAAAATCTTGGGGTGTGATGCGGTACGACGTCATGGGCTCTAAATACCCATATCCCGCATATTTCTGCAAAAGGCATAAAGCTTCTATGGAAATGTTATCATTTTTTAACCTGATGCTGTTTAATTTACGCATGCGCATCTTATAGTTTCCGTGCTTTGTCCAACACGCACCTGGGCGTATTTTTTCTTCTTTCAAAGGCGTTGGCATGTAAAATCTCGGAATCAATATAGCACTCGCCGCGAAAAAAGGCATCACGTTCCAATCACCACAGGTCGCGGCGTACATGGCCGAATCAAAAATATCTGCATCCGAAAAAGACATGCTCGCTCTCGCGTAATCCACGCCTTTTGAATTGACGTAGTTTTCTTGAAAAATACTCCACATGTGTCCATGCTCGGAGAGTTTCTCGGCGTTGAATTTGTACTCGGGGTCACACAGAATTTTATATATCATCTCCTTCGGGCTTTCAAAAATATCTTTTTCATCAGAACCCCCGAGGTATGATAAATAATCTCTGATGTTGCCCCTGCACTTGAACGCCGCCGCCTCGTCGTATTTGTTCGGAGACACCGCGCGTAAAGTATCCGGGTCGTGACGAGGAATCTCTATCATTTCAAAATTAGGATACAAACAAAAGTGCGTGGAAAGCACGACCATGGACCCATTCGTTAACTTGGACCCTTCCGAAGTTTTTTCGATGACACTCTTTAATATCAAATTATCGGGCTCATAATCCTCGATGTACAGGTGTTTATCTGAACCACTGATGAGTTCAGAAAACAAACTTTTCGCACGTAAAAGGTCCGTAGAGAGTTCGATGCTGTTCGATTCGTCGAGCGCGCGTTCGCGAACGAACGTCTTCCCGGTACCACAGGCGCCATAAATGAAAACGTTCTTGTTTTCTGCGAGGCATTGTTTCAACTTTTCAATTCTCGCGATGTGAATATTTGTGTCATCAGGGGGTTTCTTTTTTTGTGGAGTGATTTTAATAAACTTATCCATGACTGATGCGGAAAATAAAGATTTGACCGACCAGGCTTTGGAAGTCCTAGAAGAAAAGGTCATTACTCCTTTAAAAAAGAAATTGTTCCCATACATGTGCGCGGTGGGTGTATTTAATGTGATTATCTTGATTCTATTAATTTTTATTTTGATGCGGGGAAAATGAGTGTATCGAGAGTCGTGCGCACGCAAAAAAGTCTATGCAACACAACACCCGAAATGAATACAAACAAAAGGACCCGTCTGTCGACTCAGCAGGTATGCGCCAAGTATGGTGGCGAGAACATCGAACATCGCGACCCTGCACACCTTCCCCGGGTTTACCGAGGGCGTCTTTATATTTAAATTTCACCTTCCTCCTTTTCTTCCACTTGTTCTGGAATATTGATAGCCACTTCCATGAGTTCTGCACGTCTGGAGAGTTCTTCGTCCAACTTTTGATTCCTCTTGCTCACCGCCGTGAGTCCACGCAAACTTTCCAATTCCTTCTTTGTCTCATCTTGCTGTCTCTGTGCGATGCTATCGACGACTTTTTTGAAAAACTTTTTAGGTGGTGTGATCTCTGTTTGTTGAATATTTTTCAAATCATTCATGAGTTCTTGTTTGCTCTTGTCCGATGGGAGGAGGCCCTTCATTTTAGAGACGACTGAATTTTCCAACACCGCACTGAACGTCTTGATGGGGTTGATGTGAATAATTTCAGGCTTCGTGATGTCATCGTCCGAAGGGAACTCTCTTTCGAAAAGTTCTAAAATAGAAGCAGGAATAGACGGACTCTGTTCAATGAGTGCGTCGTATTCCCCTTTCAACAACTCGACCATGTCCGAGCCGTCGCGCGACCTATCAACCAAAGGCAGTGCGAGCTCCAGACGAACGACGCGCGAAAACTTCCCAAACTGCATCGCCGCGACGCGATGGGCTTCCATCAGTTCACTGATTTTCAGAAATTGCGCAATCGTCGCCACGAGACCCGCAATCAGGTTCAAACCACCAATACTCGGCGCCACGTACGGCTTGAGACCCTCTGGAAATTGTTCCTGTGCAAAGTTTGCGGTGCCCGTGATGGTCGAGAGCACAATCACGGGCAAAGTATAACGCATGTTTGATTTCCTATATCTCAAAAAAGCCTGGTAGTGCATGTACCTGTAACAGGCCGCACTTTCCCCCCATCCTTTAAGTATAGATTCTTGCTGCGGGTGCCATATTTTTGGAATTTTTTTATCTTTTTCCATCTTAGAATAGATGAACATAATTTTCGCACTTCACACAATTTTCCTGCTGTTTCTAATCATCATTCCATTCGTAAACGATGACAAACTTTTGCAGATGTACTCCATCCTCATTCCGTTCATATTTTATCACTGGAGCGTGAACGACGACACGTGCGCGATGACGCAGTTTGAAACCTACGTCACTGGGAAGAACAAGGATGAAACATTTTTTCATCGACTCGTGTCGCCTGTGTATAAGATGGATGACACAGCAGCGAACAACTTGTTAAAATCAATGTTGTTTTTCCTGTGGATGTTTGTGCAGTATAGGCTTGAGAGATTCAAGATTGTCGAAGATGATTTAAAAATTATTCTTGCGAAATATAGAGTCAAGAAGAATTAAGTATTCACCAATGAGTGCAATATTTTTTATGATACCCTCTCTGTCGTTCATTAATATAACTCAACATTTATGTGTCGCTCATTTGTGTATTTAAATGAAATGAGCGTCATCGAAAACAAAGATGCCGACGTGTTGGCGACTATCATGGGAATGACTTTAAAATACAAAGAGTACACCAAACCCATCGCGCTGGCGATGAGATTTATGGCTAAAAACCAATAACTTATTGCCGCCGTGTCCTTCGTGCGATACGCGTGGACCACCTGTGGCACGAACATCACGGATATTAATATTGAACTCGTGAGCCCTATGGCTTCAATCAACATACATTTAAAGAGTCACCAACCTTTTAAATGTATGCGAAAGGTTCTCGCCATCGATGTCGGATACTTAAACATGGGTTTAGTCTTCGCCGAGTGCGAGGGCGCTAAAGTCAAACCGGTGTGGATGAAAAAGGTGAGTTTACAGGATTACAAATACATTCATAGTAACGACATCGTAGACCTCGTTCCGTTAATGGTGAATGAACACAGGGAATGGTTCGATGCGGCGGAACACGTTCTCATAGAACGGCAACCACCCGGGGGTTTTCAAAACATAGAAGTATTGTTACACTACATGTTCAAAGATAAAGTCACGTTAGTGCATCCAGTGTCTTTGCACACACACTTTGGCATGCGACACCTGAACTACGAGGAACGAAAAGAGAGAACCACCAGTATCGCTGAAAAGTACATCGAGGGGGAAGTCCCCTACGAAAGAAAACACGATATTGGTGATGCTTTGTGCATGATTGTGTATTTCAACTTTAGAACGTCTGTACACATGTTTGATAAATTTAGGTTTGCTTCCGGGTCATGAAAGGTCGCTTGAACCGACGCATCTCCGCGAGAGCATTCAACAAATTCTCGGGGCTCGAGGACTTGTTCATTCCCGCGACGTTGGCGTATTTTTGAGTCTGTTCTTGTTGTTTCTTGGTGAGTTCTTCATATCGCTTCTTGACGCGATTCGAGAGCACGGCTTTCGCGTCGACCACCGCCTTGGAATAGTTGGCCTGGCCTTGATACAACAGCGCCTTCTTCGAATAGTTCGTCCAGTTACGGGACTTGGCCAAATCCTCCGCCATCTGGTTTTGTGTGAATTTCACATTCCCGATGGGCGTGACATTTTTCGTCGCAAAAGGACTCGCCAGTGTCTTTGTTTTTTCGTGCGCCGACTTCAAGCCATTCAACTTTTTCATCGCATTGAACAACTCCTTGGGGGACGAGTTCTGACTCACAGAGTTGGAGATTTGCTTACCACTCGCGAGAATTCTGTTAGGGAGCGTGCGCGCCTTATTCAACAC